ATGGATGACCAAGCTTCTACAATCGCTGACACCCTTGAGTTGCTACATCTGAACCAGATCGCCATCAGAGCAGCCCTGGAAGAGCTCTCTCTATGGGTGAGCCATCGTGGCTCAGTCCACATACATGAAAATGTCACGGCCGCCTTGGCGACCCTTGATATCCACGCTGAGCTGATCTCAGCCGGGGTAGAACGGCTGCGGACGTGAGCGATCACGCAGCTAGCGACGGCCTCAAGCCTGAACCTTGGGGTGAGCCCGCAGGCTTAGCTGTTGCCCAAAACAAAACCAGCCCGTTAAGCTCGACGGTTACTCTCACAACCAACCGTTAACGTACTTGAGAGCACCACCTTATGAAGCCAAAGCACGAGCTGCATGCATTTTTCAAAAGTTTTTCTAATAGACTGGCCGAAGACTACAAAGCATTCAGGGCGCGTGTTCTCGAAGACCCAGGGACTTCCGGAGATCAAGGTGAAGAGTCTTGGGCTAGATTACTTCGAGAATGGTTACCAGAAGGTTACTCTGTAGTCACCAAAGGAAGAATTCTCGGTGCTTCAGGGGAAGCAAGCCCACAAATTGATGTCATAGTTCTGAAACCAAGTTACCCTAAGTTCCTCAAAGCGGAAAAATACTATCTTCTAGATGGAGTTGCGGCTGCCTTCGAATGTAAGCTTACCTTAAAATCAGGGCACTTAGAAAAGGTTATGCGAAACGCCAAAGTCATCGCCAGTCTGAGTCCAAAACAAATCGGATCCCCTAAAAAAGAGCTAATGTCACCGCTGATATATGGCGTACTAGCACACAGCCATACTTGGAAGTCTGATGCCAAAACGGTTGTAGCTGAGCTAACCAACAAAATTCACAACATTGCAAAGCAAGCATCCGAACCTAGAGAACTTCCTGAACTAATTTGCATCGCCGACCTGGCAGGATGGCGCTTGAGTCATTCCACTACTACGCACTATATTTTCGGTGACTACAACATACCAGACGCCACAACTCGCGAATCTTACATTAATCACCTTAAGAGCTTACATGCGGATTGCTCACATCAAGAACATCGCGATGCGCATTTTCACCAGCTATGGGTGGATAAGCCTCACAGTGAGTACATGGTACAGTTTTACCCAGAACACATAGACCACGAAGCTCCGGATCAAATCTGGGAAAAATTTACTCCGGTGGGCGCCTTCATTGGCGCAATGTATGATAAATTAGCGTACCGTGACGAGAGCCTTCTTAATATATCTCACTATTTCAAGTCAGTTCATATTCCCGGCAGTAACGGCGGCGTAAAATTGGCAGGCGGCAAGCTGCCTTGGCCAAGCAATGTAATTAACAAGTCCACTTGGGAATCACCTAGAAGAGCCCAAAATGGATGGGATAGTTTTTTCTTCTGACTAGACGTTTATACTGTCACGACCAAACTTAAATTGGTACAGTCAACGTTGGCAACACTCGCATATATCGGATTACAAACGGAAAGTCGCTCAGCACCCGGGTTGTCTGGTCAACACTTCGTCAGTCAGCGATTGGCCGGGTCGGATTTTGGCGCATCAACCCGGCTCTCCTCTTTACTACTGGGTCACTTCACGCACGTAAGCCTGGCAGGCCAGTAGGGCGATCAGTCCCCGGTTGCCTTCGTTGGTGATGGCGACAATTCGTTGAGCATGCGCTCGGTCAAGTTGGGCGCGTACGGCGCCATGAACCATGCTTCCGGTGCAGGTGGCTTTTCGCACCCTGTCGTCACGACTCGTGCCGGTAAAGGCTCCGGCGTCGACCAGGACTGACAGCCGCAAATCAGAGGTAGCAAGCCGGTCACGCAGGCGAGCTTGAGTTTGTTGAGCATCTTCCATTTCCTTCCAATGCGTTTGTGCCTGCTCCTGCAGGCGGGCTTCCAGGGCGCGCCGCGCCTCCTGCTGCTCAGCCAGTTGATCAAGCGCTGCTGCTGCAGCCTTCTCCCGCTCCAGACCGTGTGCGCGATCCTTCTCCGCCAACTGCATACCAAAGTTACCGGCCTGATCAGCGAGCTGCGCCTTGTAGACGTTGGCCTGCCACACCCAGGCTGCCCGGGCACCGCCAGCGCTGGCGGCCAGCAGCAGCGCCATTACGACCAGGCAGGCGACCCAGGCCCTCACTGCAGCACCTCGAGCGCTCGCTTGTAGATGGCTTTGCGATCCTCTAGGCCATTGGTACCGCCGTTGATGCTCTTGGTGATGGCCAAGAAATCACTCTCGTCGGCTAGGGTGTTCAGGCCCTCCTTCTGCCAGAACCAGCCTGCAGACATCGATGCGTAGACCGGATGCTCGAGCAGCTCTGGCGTATTCAGCAGCCGACTATCTCCGAACAGCGCTTCGCTGCAGGCTTCATAGTTGGAGCGGCCCGTCACTTGAATCAGCCCTCGGCCGCGGTAGAGCTGGCCGTCCCCATCCGGCTCAGGCGTGTTACCAAGCCGCTGAGCCAGGCGACCGGTGTCGTACTTGGACAGGTACTTGTCAATGCCCAGTTCGCGGACGTACTGCAGCTGGCCCGACTCATGGCCGATCTGAGCCAGGAACGCAGCCATGCGCAGGCGCGTAACGATGGCGTACTTGCCCATGGTGGCGTTAAGGCCGGGAACAAATACGCCGGCTTTGCGGCCGGCGTTCGGGAGGATCTGTAACAACTGCTTCTCGCTGATTGGCATCGCTTGTCTCCAGAGTGATGGGTTACGCCGCAGATACGTCTACGGTGCGTAGTGGTTTGGTCTGCTTCTTTTTCTTGCCCTTGGCTTTCGCCTTGCCCTGCTTGCCGCCGTTGCACTCGACCGTGGTCGACCAGCCCGAGGGCATAAACACCTGCTCCACGCTGTCCACCAGGTACTCGCCGTCGAGCCCGCTTTTGAAGCCCTGGGCGTTGATCGAGCGTTCTGCAAAGAGGTCGGTGCGCCCGAACATTTCCAGGCGCACGCCGGCGGTGCTGCGGTTGAACGCCGCCAAGCGGGCCTTGGCCGCTTGCTCGGCAGCGCCCTTGTCGGGGTAGATGTGGCGGTCGGTGTGCACAGCGGGCAGGCCTTCGGGCGCTTCGTCGTTGCCCAGCTCCACGACCTTGAGCGCACCGGTTTTCTTGTCTTGATGCTGCGTCTTCACGGCCTTCTGCGTGGTGCGGTCGCCCAGGCGGAAGCTGTAGCGGTTCACATCACTGCGCTGGATAGTGACGGCACCAAAGGCCTTGCCACCGGGGGTGCTGCCACCTTGGCGCGGCATGACCAGCAGCTGCCCGTCGCCCACCTTGGCCGTGCAGTCGTACTGCCTGGCCAGGCGGGTGATGAAGTTAAAGTCGGACTCGTTGCGCTGGTCGACGCGGGCCACCTTGGTCTGCACAGTGCAGCCAGCCTTCCACCCATTGCGCGCAGCCAGGTCACTGACGATCTGCGCAAGCGGCACGTTCTCCCAGCTGCCACTACGGGTGGTTTTGCCGCTGCCGCGCATGTCGCTTGCCTTGCCACGCAGGGTGACGGTGTCAGGCGGGCCAGTTACTTCGACCTGGTCCACCCGGTAGCTACCAAGTCGGGCCAGCGCCTGGCCTTCGTATCCCATGAATGCCTCTATGTTGGCGCCCCGCTTAGGCAGCGTGACGGCCTGATCGCGGTCGTCCACACGCAGTTCGAACTCGTCTGAGTCCATACCGGGCTTGTCCAAGGTGCGAAGCAGCAGCAAGCGGTCGTTGATCAGCGCGGTGATGTCCCGGCCGTCAGCGACTATTCGAAACGAAGGTTTCATGTGCACTCCGAAAATGAAAAACCCCGCACGTGGCGGGGTCGGTTGGAGGATCCGGGATCTAATCCCACAAGGTGATGTGCTCCGCATCAGGCGTGATCGCGGGCATATCAGGGAACATGATCAACAGCCCTGCTTGAAAAGGTTGCCGCTGCTCGGCAAGGCCTTGATTGGCTTCCATGACTGCTTCAACGGTGCCCTTCAAATGTCCATAAAAGGCCTGGCAAAGCGTGTCCAGCACGTCACCGTCAGACGTTCTGCAGGTCATCGCCATATTTGATGAACTCCAAGGTAAAGCCTTGCTTGCGCGGGATACCGCCGGCGAGCAAGGACGATTGATCTTCATCGACCTTACGCAAGCACCAGTTGCCCAGCACTGCGCCATAGCCAGTGGTCAAGCTGACCGGCGTCATTTGCCGGCCAATCGTGCGCAGCGCGTCCAGCTGGCTGATCCCGCCCTTAAACAACGGGAACACCGCCCCCTTGATCGTCAGCGCATCCTCACCCTGCCCCACCCCTTGCTGGGCGATATCGCGGGACAGGCGTTCTTGGCCAGCCCAGCGGAACGCAGTACGCCGCTGCAGCTCTTTGAACGCGGCCGTGTTGAGGTTGAAGTAATAGGGCTGCGAACCTGCCTTGAGCGGCTGCAGAATCAGCAGATGCGGGAACGGCGTTACGGCGGCCGCTGCCGGCGTGGCACTGGTGCCAAACGTGCTGGTCGGCAAAATGCCCGTCAGCGACGGACTGACCTTGCCGGCCATGCGGTTGATGGCCGAGCCCGCTTTCCCGGCCTGCTCACTCAGCGTGCCCAAGCGCTCGCGCACCTGGGTGGCGGCGCTTGTGACCTGGCTGTATTTCGACGCTACCGAGCCCACCGTGGACTGGGCCGCGCTGATGGCTCGCAGGGCTCGTTGCAGCTTTGCGCCGACTGCGGGGCCGACGATCGGCAAACTATCCAGCTCGGACGCGGCACCGGTCATGTCACTGACGGCGCCGTTGAGCGGCCCTAACATGCCGTCGACACTGGTACGGCCGGCCTCACCGGCCGCCACCAACGACGATAGCGTTGATTTCATCAGTTCCATATAAGCCATCGCGTTTCCTTAGACGTGCGCCTCGTCGTACAGCTGGGCGCTAAAGCGGTTGCCTGCAAACTCGCGCTGCAGGCGCTCAAACAGGCCACGCAACGGCGTTTCCATGGCGGCCACCGTCTGATAGGGGTCTTTCACATCCCCCTCGATAGTGACCGGCATACTCAGCGCAATTGAAAAGGTCTGTTCAACCTTGGACGGCTCCGACCTGGCCTGCTCTGCAGGCTTGTGCGAGGGTGGTGCTGGTGCTGCAGCGACAGGCGCCGCCACCTCGACCAGCGAGCGCACCACATCGCCCATCGACTCGGCCCGCTCTGCGGCATTACGGCGTAGACCGCGTGCAGGCTCAGGCCGGAAGCGCTCGATCACTTTGGGTTTGCTCGGCACTGCAGGTGCTGGGGCCGGCGCGCCGCCCGCCTCGATCTTCACAGCGGGCGTAGGCGCGGGCGTAGACGGTTTCGCGCCAGGTGCCGTTACCGTAACAACAGGCGGTTGAACTGGGACTGGCGCCGCCGGCGGTGCCATGCCCTGGACAACAGGCGCTGGCGGCCTGGCCACTGGCTCAGGCGCCAGTTTGACCGGCGCCGGCGGGCTTGCCACAGGCGCCGGCGCGGCCGGCACCGGGTCAGGCGCTTTCGGCGCCGGCACAGTGGTGACCACCACCGGCGGCGATAGCACAGGCGGCAAAGGCTTGGGCGCTTCGACTACCGGCGCCGGCATTGCCGACATCGGCGCTGTCACTGCCGGCGCCTGGGGTGCTGGCGCGGCTTGGCCGTTGACTGACTCCTGCTCCTGCTGGGGCTTGTCCTTGTCATCACCGAACCAGGTCTTGCCCAGCCATCCACCTAGGGACTCGCCGCTGAGGCCGCCCAAGGCCATGCCGATAGCACCGCCAACGGCAGTGCCAATCACAGGCACAACAGACCCGATAGCGGCACCGGCGATGCCGCCCGCCCATGCCCCAGCCATGCCCCCGGCCACACCGCCATAACCCTCGGCTTTCTCGTCGCGGGTCCGGGCATTCAGCGCCGTATCGAGCATGCCGGGAATGGCGTCTGCGACCTGGCCACCTGGCAACTTGCCTGCCACCTTGGTGACGCCACGCACACTGCGCACCATCTGCCCCAGGCGACTCAGTTCAGGCACCGCCGGGGCGGCGACCAGCTTAGAGACGCCTGCAGTGGGTAATGCCGGCGCCAAGTGCTGTGCCACGGCCGGCGGCGGCGCGGCGACCTTTGGCGCAACGGGCGATGGCATGGCAGCGGCCGGTGGCTTAATGGCCGCCGGCGGGTGCACGACGGGGGTTAGCCGTACTGGCGCCTTAACTGCAACTGGCACCGGCCGATGCACGCCCAGCGGCGAGCGTACAGGTGCCGGCGCAACTGCCCGACGCCGGCGACGTACCCGACGCCCCCGTGTAGCGCCTCCAGGGCTTGAATTAGGCCCGGAAGGGCTGAACCCGCCAAAGGCATCAGCATTGACCACAAATACGCGCATAGGCTCGTTGCCGGCCCCCTGCGCAGGGTCATTACTGGCGGGCACTCCAAGCACCTTGCCCAGCGCGCCTAAACCTGCGTCGACCACCCGCCTACCGGCCCTTGGCGCTGCCGCTTGCTCCGGCGCACCTGGCAGCTTGCTTGCACGGCGATATCCCCAGGCGCGGCCGCGTGCGACGTTGAACACGCCCCGGCCTACCTTGGCCGCACTGCGCGCCGCAATGACCGCCCCGACAGCCGTGGCCAGGCCTGCCAGGCCCATGGCCAACTGGGGTACATCGTCCGACAACTTGGTGACCCAGCGGGCAACGGTTGTCGCCCCGGTAGCGAACGCATCGGTCGCCGGTCGGATGGCATCACCAATGCTGCGCATAGCGTCATCAGTGGACTGCACCAGCTCAGACCAGCGCTGTGCCGACGTTTCGCGCCGCTCGGCCAGGTTCTTGTCGAGAATGCCGGTTGCCTTCATGGAATCGGCTTTCAGCTCGTTGTACAGCCCTCGGTTCTGACCGTAGGCAGTCAGCGCCGCTTTTACCTGCATATCGGCAAACAGGTCACCGGTGCGCAGGGTCTTTTCCAGGGCCTCAAGCGCTGCCTTGGCCTTTTCCGGGTCGACCTGTTTGTCGATCTTGGCTTGAGCATCCTTGATCTTTTTGGCCTTGGCCGGGTCGGTCGCCTCCACATACTGCATGGCCAGGCCCATGGACGCCTCAATGACGTTCATACCCTTCTGCAGGCCGGTATTGAGCGAAGCCTGATAATCAATCCCGGCGTCTTTGTACGCCTTGACCACGTCGCCGGCGCCGATCTTCTCCATCCAGTTCTTGAAATTGTTGGCAGCCTCGTCCGAACTGCCTGCAGTTTTCATCTGCACTTGCAGCATCGAGCCCAGCGACGACACAGCATCAAGGCCGGTAATGCCGTTCTTTTCCATGCCCGCCAGCAGCTGCGGGAACCACTTGGCCATGTCGTTGGCTTCAAAGCTGCCTGCCTGGCCCTGATAAGCGATGGCCTCAAGGGCCTGCTGCATCACCTTGGGGTCGGTGATCTTGGCGTTTTGCTGCAGCGCCATGATCATGCTGGCCGTGTCGACGCCCGATGCACCCTGCCCTACCGCGAACTTGGCCGCCGTCTTGGAGTAGGCCATGGCCTTGTCCAGCTCCATGCCGGCGCCAACCAGCTGGTTGATCAGGTCGGCCACGTCATTGCGGGCCATGCCGGTGTCATTCGAGGTTTGAATGACATTGCGGCTTAGCTGCACTTCTTCGGGCTGGTTGGCCGCGTCTGCCTTGATCGCAATGTCACGGATGATCGCTTGATAGTCCGCACTGATCTTGGTGGGCACGGCGGTCAGACCGATGCCCACTGCAGCAGCCCCCACAGTGGACTTGAGCGAGGCCCGGCCGGCGGCGATTTGCTCGCGACCTATCACCTGCAGGTCGGCGGCTCTGGCATCCCGGCCCAGGCGTTGATACTCCCGGCCCAGGCGGCCAACCTCCACGCCTTGTTTGCGCAGGGCATCAAGGTTGCCATTGAGCTTGCGCAGCAGCTTGTCAGCACTGGCAGCGCCGTTTTCGTGCGCCCGCTTCCACTCGGCCTGCAGCTTCATGGTTTCGCCAATGGTGCTTTGCAGCACCTTGGCCTTGTCACCCTTTTTCTTGAGCTTGTCGATGCCGCTTTCGACCGTGCGGAAAGCTGCACCGACTGACGACGCCACCGCGCCGCCAATCACCAGCGATAACGCCAGTTTGCTTGCCATCGGTAACCCCCCTTAGCGGCTCAGTCCGTGAGCCACCAGACCATGTCGGACCATGGCATGGTCATGATTTCGCCGGACGAGAAACCCAGCTCAGCGGCCAGCCGCTTGGCCAGCCCCTTTTGCACCCTTGGGTCAAACTTCGTCGTCCTGCACCAGGCGAAAGTAACCAGCCTGCAGGCGGGTGTAATCCTTGAGTGCCAGGCCTTCCAGGTCCTTGGCGCCGACCTCCGCCAGGCTGGCGAACAGGTTCAGTTCGGCTTGTTCCTCATCGCCGGCGGCCGTGGTCGACGCCGAACGTACGTCACGCACAGTCGGCGCACGCAGGTGGATGGAGTCAGTTTGCATCCCGTTCATGTCCGTGGGACGGCTCAGGCGCACGGTAATACCGGCGTCGGTCAGGGTCAGGTATTTCGGCAGTGGCTTGGTCATTGTTCGGTTTCCTTGAGTTTGTGAGGGGGATTACAGGCCCAGGGCCTGGCGCTGGGCAGCCAGCTGGTCAACGCCGTTGATAACGCGGCGCATGCCAAGCGCGTCGATTTCGTACACAACACGGCCGTCTACTTCGAGCTTGTAGAAGGTCAGCGCCACGGCGTGCTTGATTTCGGCCTTGTCGCCGGCCTTCCAGTCGCCCATGTCGATTTCTTTCAGTGAGCCCCGCAGGGTGACGGCAACCGGCTTGATGGCGCCTTTCAGGCCCTTGAAGGCGCCACGGAACGTGCCGTTGAACGCGGTGCCATCGGCCAGGCCGAAGTGGTTCAACGCCTCACGGCGCACGCCGGTGGTGGTGAAGCTGGCTTCTTGTTTCTCCATGCCCATGTCCAGCTCGACGGGCATGTCCATACCGCCGGGGCGGTGTTCTTCCATCTTGAGCGTGAGTTTCGGCAGGGTCAGGCTGGGTACATCGCCCTGGAAGCTGATGCCGTCCACGAACAAGTTCAGGTTGGCCAGGGTTTCGGGAATCATTGCCATGGTGGTGTTGCTCCTTAAGCGGCGGTGTCGAGGACTTCGGTCAGCCACTGATCAGTGACTTCAACGCGGAAATTGGGGTTTTCGGCAGGCGGCACATCGGTAAAGCGGATGTTCCAATACACCTTGCCCTGCCCCAGCTGGCTGGCCGTGTTCAGCTCAGGGTCGGCGTACACTTCAAAGTTGATGATTGCGCCCTGAGCTTTCAGGTCGCGCATGAAGTTCTGCAGGCCCTCGGTTACGTCCTTGACGTAGGTAGCCGTGATCGAGCGGTCTACCGCCCATTTGTGCCCTGCCTGGATAGCGTCCATGACGATGTCGAGCGTTCGCACGCGGGTGACAAACGCCCATTTCGGATCGCTCGACAAGGTGCGGTTACCCCACAGGCGGTAACCGTCGTCGCGAATGATGGTCGCGATATTGGCGTTGTTGAGCAGGTTGGCCCGGCAGGTTTCGTCACCGTCGAGGAACTCGATAGGACGGGTCGTGCCGGTGATGCCCACGAACTCCTTGTTGGACGGCGAGGCCCAGAAGCCGTATTCGCTGTCGGTCCAGGCGAACAGGCCGGCCACCCAGGCCGAGCCAGGCGCATCGACCGTGGCGCTTTTGCTGGTATCCCAATACTGCACACCGGGGTCGACCATGAATGCGCGTTTCGAGCCGAAGCTGGCCGCGTAGGCAATGGCTGCCTCGTCGGTTGTGCCTGGGCCGTCGATGATGGCCAGCCCGCGCAACTTGTCAGCCAGCCCTACCAGCGCCGTGCCTACCGCTTGGGTAGCACTGTGCTTGGGCGCTACCAACAGACGGGGCTGGGCGTTGAACCGGCTTTTACCGTCGCGCAGCGCCTGCAGGCCAGTACGGCTGCCGTTGGCCAGCTCGCCGCCGATGATGGCCGATGTTTGCTCGGCAGGGTCGCTCAGCTTGGTCACGCCGCAGGCGACAATGACGGCTTTGGCGCGCTGGTAGATCGCACGGCAGGCCTTGGTAATGGCCGCATCAGCGCCGAACGCGGCTACCGCTTCGCGCTCGCTGGTGATCAGCACCAGGTCGTTTTCCTTGGCGGTCGGGGTAGCGACCGCGCCAGGCCCTGGGGTGAAGGTGTCGACCAGGCCGATGATCGAGGACGACGGCAGGGCAATGCTGCGGGCGCCGGTATCGACGTTCGTTACGGTAACGCCGTGGAAAAAACCACTCATAAATCCATTCTCCAGATATGAGAAAGCCCCGCGTGCGGGGCTTTGAGGTACAGCGGAAAAGAAAACGCCCCGTCAGTGCGGGGCGCTTAGTGGGTTTGCGAAGCCAGCCACACGGCCAGCGCTTCGTCGTTGGGACTGCCTGGCCAATCGTCATCGGCCGGCGCAGTGGTGGTGATATCCAGGCGGTTCAGCTCAACGCGGTAGACCTTCCACGCCTTGAGCGCTTCGGCCTCGGCCTCGGTGGCCATGTCCATGGATACGGCATCCTGCAGCGTGCTGATGCGCGCCGTGGCGTACTGGTTGGCCAGCTGCTGCTTGAGGTAGGCCGCTTGACGCGCCGCCTCAGCAATAGCCCCTTCATCGGGCGCCCACTTGTCACCCTGCCAGGTGTCGAACTCCGATTCCGGCGCCTGCAGCGTGTAACCCTCGGGCAGATCGCCCAGGGCCAGCCACTGGCGCGGCTCGCCCGTCTCGGTGCTGTAGACCGTCGCACCGCGGTGGTCAGCGACAATTTCCCAGCCGCTGGCGTCACGGTTGATCAGCGCAGCAAAGCCAGCCTGCACATCAGGTGGCGCAATGGGGTAGCCGTAAGCCGGAAACGCCCACACATCAGGCTCTAGCGGGCTTGGATCAGCCACACACACGCCCAGGAACTCACCGGTACCACGGTGCACATTGCAGACCTGCGGCGCTTGAACGCCTTCACGCTGCCACCAGGGGCGCAGGTCTACAACTTCCGGCAGTTCCTCCGGGGCGACGACTTCCTGCTGCTCCAGCAGGTCCGTACTTTCGTCGGTCATAAATACCTCAATACTTGATGCAGGCCAGATAGGCCCGGTTGGCCACGCGGTTTTCAGTTCCGCCAGTGTTGCCAATGTTCAGGGTGTGGTTATGGACGCCACCTGTAGAAGATGTAAGCGTTTGCACACCGTCGCTCTCTTGATCGCCGAACACGGCGTTTCCGCCATCGGGAACATATCCCGAGGTGATGCGCTCCCGAATGAACTGCATGGTGTGTGAGTGGGCGCCGGCACTGTTGGTGTATCCGGTGTGATTGTGTGACTCAATTTGCCCGGCCTGGGTCGAGAAAAGGACGCGGCCGGGGTCTGCGGCGTTTAGGCCATCAGTCCAAGCCTTGTCCATCAACTCACGGTCATCCGGTACGTTGAATGTGGTGGTGCCGTTGCCGGCGCCAAACTTAGTACCGATTTCAGCAAACAGCGCCGGATACGCAGTGCGCGAGTATGCGGCGCCATTACGTTTCAACCACCCTGTTGGCGGGCTTTCGCACGCAAAGTACGCGACCTGGCCTGGCGGCGCGGCAGCCGTAACGGCGGCATTCATTGCATCGACCGTAGGCGATTCGGCCAACTTGCCCCGCGAAGACACGAACCAACCGGTGTTGGTATTGCTCACCAGTTCGACGTACTCGCCGGACTGCAGCACCAACGTGCCCAGGGTGACATCAGAGACAATACTGCCGCTGGCGGCCTTGATTGAAAGCGTGCCGCCGCTGGGGTTGCGGAAGGCGTAAGCCGTGCCCCCAGCCGCGTCAACCGCTGCGGGCAGTGTCACGGTCAGGTTATTGGCGTTCGCCTGATACAACCGCCCCGACTGCGCCACACTCAGGCTCATGCTGGAACTGAAACCCAATACAGGCCCCGAGTAATTGCGCTTGGACAACTCCACAAACTCGGTAGTCGCCAACAACTTCGACGCATCATTGACCTTTTGCGTCGGCGCCGTTGGCTTACCGGTTAAGGCCGGACTGTTCAGCGGCGCGAGCGGCTGAACAGCCTCCTGCAACTGATCTACCGTCGCCGCTTCCTTGACCTTGCCGCGAGCACTCACAAACCACACTGTGCTTGAAGACGTCAGCTCAACCCATTCATAGGGCTGTAAGGTCATCTTGCTGGCTGTGCCACCTTCTTCAACGATCCCCCCAGAAGATGCCGCCAGGGTCTGTGCCGATGCTCGCGGGTTGCGCAACGTGACCACCGTGCCATCTGCTACGCCCGTTGAGACTGGCAGCGTCACAGTTAGCCCGTCGGCGTTGAACTGCAGCAGCGAACCCATATGAGTAGTGGTGTTGAGCGTGAGGCTCTGCGCAATGCCCGTGGCCGCTTGCGTTCGGAAACTGCGAGAACTGTTGTTGATAGCGCCGATGACGCCATCTAGCGACGGAATGTCTTTCCAGGGGCGCCAGTTGCCGGAACTCTTGGCGCGATACATGAACTTGTCCACCGAAGCGGCTACATAGATTTGCAGCGCGGCAGAGTTTCCATTCCACGGGAATTGCAGAAGGAAACCATTGCTTTCAAGGGGCATGTTTGCTGACAACTTAGTTGCCACATAAAAGAACCCACTTGTGGCCTGCGCGTCAACGTCTGCACACAACGGCGCCACGTTGGTTCCAAGGCCCACCGCTTTCAATGCCAGCTCTACAAAGCCGGTAGTGGCCAGGGTGTTCCATGCGCCCCAATTACCTGCCGTCATCCGGCGGAAATGCATCGTGTCGAGCGAGGCGCCCACCAACGAAGGGATAAACACCTGAGCGCAGTACGTGGTGCCGTCCATGTATTGGAACGACAGCAAATAACCGTTGGCACTCGACTGCCCGTCAGTACCAACCGGGCTGTTGGTTGGGTTGATGCAGTACGCGAGCCCACCTTGAGTCAAGGTGTTGATATCAACCCCTGACTTGACGTTGTAGCCGCCAATGCCGAACGAGGCCATGGCATCCGAAATGACCTTACCAATCTCGTTGAGCGTGCCCCGCTGGTTGATAAAGTAGTTGGTGGTGGACGCCTGCAGCTCGATCCATTCACCGGGCTGGATGGCTGCAGCGGCCACGGTGTTGTTCTTCTCGAAGACTTTCCCGCTCGTTGTAGCAACGGTGACCACGCCCGAACTCACGTTGCGAATCACAAACGTGCCGCCCGATCCCGCCTCGCTTGAGGCCGGCAGCGTTATGGTAACGGGCGCCGTCGCGTTGAAGGCATAACCCGTCTGCGCACCGGCCAAGGTGATATCCGCCCCGACGCCTACCACGTTGCCGCTGTAGCTGCGCTTAAACGCATTCACTGCCTGTAGCAGCGCCGCCATGGTCGAGATTTGCGACGAGTTGGTGCCAAGCGCGGCGGTCGGTGCAGTCGGTGTGCCGGTAAAGCCTGGCGAGTCAAGGCGCGCCACAGTTTGCCAGTCAGCCCAGGAGCCGCCAGCTTTTGTACGCCAGAAAAGGCGGGCATTGCTAATGTTGCTACTGCATCCCGCCGCCAGCTGGAAACAACCGGTTTGATTGAACTGGATGTGGAGCAGCGCCATGGACGCATTGGGGAATGGCGAGTTCTTAGCGGTGCCCTCTGCTCGATACAAGCCCGATTCGGTTACGCCATCAAAATCAGGAATCGTGACGCCGATAGTCGTTCCCAACCCGAAGGCCTGAAACGCAGCCGCGACCGCCGCCATATTGGCAATCAGCTTGTTGACCGACCCCAGCGGGGCTGTTGGCACTTCCGGCGAGCCGGTGAATACGGGCGAATCAAGCTCAGCCACCTCTTTCAGTTTGCCACGCCCTACAACGAACCAGGCCGAACCAGAAGACGCCAGTTCGGCCCATTCCAAGGGTTTAAGAGCGAACGAACCACCCGTGGTGCCTGCATCCACAATTGAGCCCGAAGACGCCACCACGATGTTCTGCGTCGCCGTGGCCGATGGGTTGCGCAGCATTACCGAGGCGCCATTGCCAACGTCGGCAACCGATGGCAACGCCAAGGTCACAGCGCCGCCGTTAAACTGCACAGCGTTGCCCATCTGCGCGGCTGTCAGTGTGGTGTTTGTGCTCACACCAATAACTGCGGTCTTGAACTGACGCGCCGAAGCAGCCACGGCAGTAGCCAAGGCGCTCATGTTCGCAATCTGCAAGCCGGTGCTGCTTGCAGACGGCGTCGGCGTCTCAGGTGAGCCGGAGAACTTTGGCGATATCAGATTGGCCTTTTTGGACAGCTCATTGACCATGCTGGCCGCAAAGTTCGGGTCATTGCCAATTGCGGTGGCCAGCTCTTTGAGCGTGTCCAGAGCACCCGGCGCCGAGTCGACCAAACCGTTTACCGCCGTTGTCACCGAATCGGCAATAGCCTTGGCGATTTCGCTTCGGCTGTAGGTTTCCGACTTGGTATAAACGTCGGTAATACCATAGCCCGCAACGGTGGTCGGGTTTGTCGCGGAAACCACGCGGCCGTACTTATCGACCTGCACGCTTTTGTACGTGCCGGCGTTCACACCCGTGCGTCCGAAGGCCATTTCAAATGACAGCGCCGTAACGCCCAGGGCAATGGGCGCATCCGTGACCAGCTGCCAACCGCTGTCACCGTTGACCATGCCTGACTCAACCAACACCAACAGCCCAGGGGTCACCTTGGCAGTAGTGTCGGCATCGGTAGAGCGCTTCCACGCGCCGCCCGATACCACGGTGTAAATACCGTTTTCCTTGGCCGTCGCTTGGTTCTTCACCAGCACCCGCGCCCCGGCTGTCAGCGTCACGCCGTCAATCGTCTGCAGGCCCGACAGGTTGATGCCGGCAGTGGTGGCCACAAGCACCGAGTGCTTGAAGTCCTGGCGGCTCAGTTCTTCGGTGACCCATTCACGTGTGGCCAGCACAACGCTTGGGTCGATCTTGAGTTGGACGCTTGCCGCGTTGCTCACCACCAGGCTCATGCGCAACACCTGGGTGCGTCCCGAGCCCTGTGACAGTAGCGGCTTGTAGGTCGGCGCGCAGTTGGCCACAGCCACCAGGTCGCCGGCCTCGTCGTACAGACCGATTTCCCGAATCCACTTACCGCCAATGTCGGCCGGTATGACTTGCTCGGCCACGATGATTGACGGGTCGTTGTCGTCGACCTTCAACTGATTCAGCGGTGCACGGCGCCACTCGTTGATCAGCGTCTTCTGCGTTGCGTTCGGGGTGGGCTCGGCGCCGTTGGCATCGCCAACCCCCATTTGCGTGATCTTCCACGGGATGCCCAGCGCGTCGGCGTTGGCCTGCTTAGCCGCGCCGATGTTCGTGAGGATCGCGTAGAACTGCGTGTTCTTATCCGCCATATCCGATTTCCAGAGTGTCAATTGTGGTTTCGCGACCCCCGCGCCCAATCACGCCGATGACTTCAATGTCACGCTGCATGGGCGGGTACACGCTAAGAATGTCGCCTTCACTAAGGCTTGCACCGAAGTAGAACCGGCCATTGGCTTCAAGGCTGATTTCCAGGCCGACCATGTGCCGACTCACGGGCCGGGCGTCATCGAGCAGCGCCGACAATTCCCGGTAGGTGTCGTCGCTGATACCCGAATCAGATACCCCGACCTTGAGCGCGAACGTGCCAGGCACGCCCGCCGGGGCCATGTTCCACCACTCGACCACCTCAATCAGGTAGCCGAACGGCTCCACCACGCGGCGCAGCGCGCCGATGGTTCCCTTGTGCTTGTGGATGTAAAACGAGGACTTGATGACCGAGCGTTTAACCGCCTCCGACCATCCATCGTCCCAGCGGTCGACAGACCAGGCCCATGCAAGCTGGTACAGCAGGTGCGCTGGGCAAGTGTCCGGGTTGTACAGCGTGCGCAGCGTAATGGCCGTGGTTTCGGTCCCGGCGCCCTCCACGGCCCGCTCAAGCGGCGTAGCGTTGTTGGGGAGTAGGCTGGTCATCACGTACCCCGCAGTACGTTGATGCCTGTACACCACGCTGCCTGCGCCTTGGTGGGCTTGATATCCGTCCAGGCGGTCAGCTCAACCCGTGAAACCCCGTTGATGTGCAACTGGGCGTCAACCCCGGACCTGGCCACCTCAACCCCCAGCCGGCGCCGGGGGTTAATCCAAGCCTGCAGGCGCTCGCGGCACGTCGCCAGAATCGCCTCATTCTCAGGGCCGTTGCTGACCATGTAGACCTTGGCATCGACCTTGTACGGCAGTATCTGCGCGCTCTGCACTATGACCCGATCCGCTACCGGCCGCACGTCGTCGTCATTGAGCTGCGCTGCAACGGTTGCGAGCAGATCGGCGGGGGCCGCGCCGTTACCTTCCAGCGACAGCACGGTGACAACCACCACCGCCGGCGACGGACTTTCGGCCGTGGCATCGGCCACCAGGCCCGAGGCGTTACGGGCGTGCAAAATGTAGCTGTTACGCGGCCCGGCCGTGGTCAGGCCCTCATACACCAGTTGCACACGCTCGCGAAGCGCGTCGTCTTCCTCCATCACCGCCGGTACCGGCGGCACCGCGGCTAAATCCTCGGCCTGGATGACCAGACGTTTGAGGTTGACGTTTGCCGCCAGCTGATCAAGGTCGGTGCCTTTGGCGTAGGCCAGCAGCAGCGCCTTGCTGGCATCGTTGACCCGCGCCCGGTTGAGCAAGCGCCGATAGCTGCCAAGCTCGATCAGCTTGGTGACCGGGTCGCTTTCCAGCGGCGCGGACCACTCTTGCCCGTCGTCCTCCATCAACTGGCGGTAGGTCGCCAGCTCGGCCTGATACGTTTCCTCGAAATCCAGCGCCTCAAGCACTGCCGGCGCCGGCAGCGCCGTTAAGTCAATGGTCATGCACTTATCTCCAGTACCGTGTCGTCGCCCAGGTACTTGCCGGTCAGCTGCAGGGTGATTTGCCCGCCGACGACCGAAACCACCTTGACCCGCTCCAGCTGCAGACGGGGCTCCCAACGCCCCAAGGCGCGTGCCACTTCGGCCTGTACGGCGCTTTTCCAGCCCTCATTCACCGGCAGGTCGACGTAACGGCGAATGGTGCTCCCGTAGTCCGGGCGCATGCGCCTAGAGCCCAGGGGCGTGGTCAGAATGTCCTCAATGGACTGCCGCAGATGGGCCAGGCCCGACAGCGGCTTACCCGTTCGGCGGTCCATTCCGATCATGGGTTACACCTCCTGGCTCAACGCCTCGAAGTCTCGCCGCGCGTCCAGATACTGGCGCGCCTCGTCGTCGTCGGGCTGGACAACCAGGCGGCCGCGCTGCACTTTCAGCTCGCGGCCGTTGGGCATGAATAGCGAGCGCTGCGCGTAGGTTTTGTCGCGATAGATCAGCGCCGCCGGCGCACTGGGCGCAGCGGGAGCTTTCTTGGTTCCCATGGGATGCTCCAGAGATGAAAAAGCCCGCTAGAGCGGGCTGTTAGTGTTTGTGATTTGGCGTGTTGCCAGCGGTGTCGATGATTCGCGCACCACCTAAAATGTCCCCCGTTACGCTCAACTCTCCGTTGATTGTCACAGGGCCGGTCAGGGTGATGGCTGCGGCTTTGGCTGTAATAGCGTTATCGGTCACCACCACTTCACTGCCGGCCACCTTTAAAGCAACCGTGCCGCTCGGAAGCGTGATGGTGTAGCTCTTTGCCTGCCAGTCGTAGACCAGCGAGCCGCCGTCATCGAAACGCCATACCTCTACGTGCTCACGGTTATCCGGCTGCGCACCGGCGTTGCCGTAGAGCCCAGGCACAAACGTGCCTTGGGCGGGCTCGCCGCTTGGGCTGATGAGCGCGCCCTGCTCGTTCAGACTGGGCGCACGCCAATGGCGGGCCTTGCCGGCAGCCTGGGCATGCCAGCGGACCCAGGCACTGGTCCAGCCGCTGCCATCGGAAACGCGCACCATGGCAGCCGCCAGGTCAACGGCCACCACCCGGCAGGGGATCACCATGCACGACAACATGCGGTCATGTTGCGCGGTTGCGTACGTCAAACCAAGGCCTCCGGCGCGACGTAGTGATGCTCATTACCTGGGCCGGTGTCTGGATCGAACGCGACGACCAGCGGGCCGGGCTCTAGGGACCAGGGCCATTCTTCTTCACCGAGATAAATGACCTGCGTCCATTCGACAACCCATACGGCAAAGCTGTCCAGCTCCGGCCGGCTCCAGTCTCGCTCTGCACGCACGAACTCAGCGAACTCCACAGCCAAGCCCCAGGACTGCATACGCAAAAGCACCGTCAGCTGTGCTGCAACGAAAGCCGCAACATGCAAACAGTTGTCTTCCTCTCCCGGAACAAGCACCCGCGCTTCGAATCGAGCCTCTACCGCAACTTCACCGGTACCAGGATCCTTGTCGGCATTTTCAAACCCGGCCAGTTCCAGCACCACAGCAGGCGGCGGTACCACCTCAATACCGCTTGGCATGGTTCCAACGTACTGCAGGCCCGGAATGGCCTGCCTGATGTGCTCTTCCATGGCCGCGTAGACCTGAGCGAGCGGGATGGGGTCATCGACCATTGCCGGTTCTCCGTAGGTATTTCTGCAGTTCGAAGTTCAACTCCTGCTCCATCACAACCACCAAGCGCTGGTGAGCGCGCCCGGTCCACTCCTCAAAGTGGGGCCGGACGTCCGCCAGGGAAATCTTGGCCTTGGCCAACGGGAAGCGGCTGTCGTTTTCAGAGATCCAGCCGGATCGGTGACCGCCGCGGCCTGATACCTCGCTATCCGGGTAGTCATCCGCATCGAAGTGTCTACTGGCTGTGCGGATCCATATATCTGGCTTGCCTCCGTATACCGTCTTGAAGAACGCGCCTTCATATTTACGGCCCGCCACTGACACCCCTGTGCGTGTTTGGCGTGGCCGCCCCGCACGGCTGGCCTCGATGGCATTGATACCAAACCACAGCTTCCCGCGACCGCTTCCCGACACAGGAAACGCCCTGAGCCGTTGCCTCACTGCCGCAATAGCGATGCGCTGCTGCTGACCAACCGCACGAGCGATGTGAGTCCGCAGCCAGCGCAGTGTCTTGTTGATTGCCCTTCGCTGGGCTGCGTGAGCGGCTTTGGGGAATTGCCGAGTGAATTGATCGAATACATCCACCCCGGCGGGATCCAATTGCAGCGTGATCAAACCGCTGTTGGATGCCTGCTTGAAATAGCTGCCTACACTCATAGCGCTTTCCTCAAGATCAGCGTTACAAGTCCATCGCCACCAGGCTCACTGCCAGCGATTGTGTACGTCCCGCCACCGTCCTCGGCCGGCAGATCGATCACGACCCTTTGCTTGACCTCGACACCTGCGTTGTCGCCAACGCGGATAACCAGATGCGGCTCGCGAAGCGCTGTTCTGATCTGGCCGAGCTTGGGTTGCAACCAAGGCGCCGAAAACATCCCGAGAACCGGACGACCATCGATCTCAGCCGGATCGCCCAGCACGTCAAAGATCGCCTCATCCACGTCGTCGACCAGGTCACGGAAAGCCATGATCAGATCGTCAGGCGGATGACAGCACGCGGGCGGGTGCAGATGTGTAATGGGTTGGACTGTGCTTCGCCCTCAACCCCCTTGCCGAACTTCATTTCCTCGATCTTGCTGTAATACGGCAGCCCTTCGGTGTTGACCGTTTCCATGTAGTCCGCAGGGGCATAGATAGACAGGAATAGGTCTGAGACACCTTCTGGTACCAGACGAGCTTCGTCGTCAGGCACAAACGGAACACCCGATACCTTGCCCCGGTAGCGCTCCCAGGTGATGCCACCGAAGTCGAACGTTTCGCGGCCATCGCCACGCAGCGCAGCGGCCTGCTGGCTACCTTTGTAAGTCTCGACCACCGACTGATGGGCAATCAGCTTCTTCCAATAGTTCTTGCCACAGAAGGCACGGGCGCCTGTGGTGGTGACGTTACCGAGCGCGTCTTCTTGCATGTCCAGCGCTTCCACACACTGAACCTGGACATTCACATTCGCATCGTTCAGCCCCATCGCCAGCTTCTGCTGGGACACACCAAATACCTTGAAGATATCCAGCAGCACTAAGGAACCATCAGCATCCAGCACTTTGCCGTTGATTGCCCCCATGCGGTGAAACTCGTGGGTGGCATCCAGCTGACGCTTTGCTTTGGCCAGGCGTTTGTTCACCACATCCTGCACAGCCTGCAGCTCGGTCAGGCTGCCAAAAGCGCGGATACCTTGGATTTCGTCCGCCTTGATAGCAAAGCGCTGCGGCAAGTGGACCGTGTTGAACGGGATCAGAGTGCGCTTGCTGCCCCCGACTACCAGGCCGGAAGTGCCGCGCTCGCCGGCAGGCACCAGCGCAAGGGTGTCACCGTCCTTCTCGATCTGCACAGTCAGGGTAGCAACCCCCTCCTCTTGAAACAGACCAAGTGCGGCAAGGCGACCTGGGAGATATTCCTGATCGTTAATAGCTGCGGTGAGGGCCGCAACACTGAAAGCGTCGTCTTGAAAAATGGCAATGTCAGCCATGAAGTACTCCAGAAAGTAAGAACCCCGCTCTAGGCGGGGTTGAGAGAAATGAGGTAACAGGTTCAGCGCAATATGATGAAGTGCGCGGCTAAGGCTTGTTCGGCATCCGCGTCTACACCTGTCAGCAGAGTCTCATGCACCTCGGCAAGGCGAACCACTGCGCGGCCGCGCCGGGTAATGTCGGACTCGCCCAAGGATGCATAGAGAATACAGACGGCCTTTTCACTGCCGTCTTCCGCAGCAGGGTTGTAGGCGTTGAATTCACCGCTTGCGGTGACTAGACCGAGCAGCTGGCCGGCGACCAGTGCCGAGCCAGCGGCTACGTTGATGGCTTCTCGGGAAATTTTGCCCGGTCCTTCGGAAAGCAGGAATTCCCCGGCGTGAACCGGTTCTTGTTGGATGCTGCTCATGGTCGTGCTCCTCTGTTGGCGGCTTGCCGGCGGGCAGCCCAAATGCTGGAGGGGTTGGGTAGTTGGGCCCTGACTTTCTCTGGTTCGTCATCGGCCGGGGGGAGGCTGTTGTCGATCTCGATTCCCTTGCCTGAGCCGACCACCTTCTCGAACAACCGCGCCCGCACCGCATCGGGCTCCAGCCCGGCCATCACGAACTCAGCGGTAAGCTCTGGCAACCGAGCTGCTACGCAGAGCCCGTGTACATCCTTGGCGCGATTCAAAGCGGCCTGCACCTCGCTCGGATTGATCAGTTTGGTCGAGGCAATCAGAGGCTCAACCAGGTTGCTGATCCCCGCTTTCGCACAGGCTTGCGTGATCATCAAGGCAAGCGCTGTGGCATCACCGGGACTTGGCGCTGGGAGTTCAAGCGGCGTTGCCGGATCGTCTGCGGATGGTTCCAAGCTGCTTGCCAGCTGGTCCAGTAGCGTCTGGGGAGTGTTTCGGTACCGCGCCATGGCGTTGCCTTGGCCAAGGCAGGCCCGTACCTGAAGGCCATTTCCAACCTCATCAGCCAAACCGAGTTCGAGCGCCTCCTGGGCGGTGAGCCAGGTTTCATCGTTGACCATACGGCGCAATTCAGCTTCATCGATATCAGGTGCTTTGGCCTTGTAGGCTGCGATGATCACTTCGAACGCCTGATCGAGCACATCGGCTACACGTCGCAATTCCTCTGCATCCCCACCCGCCCAGGTGTATGGGTTGTGGATCATCAGGATTGCGTTCGATGCCATCACCACCCGATGTGCGCCGCATACCGCTACGCTGCCAGCGCTTGCCGCCAGTGCATCGACTCGGCCCGTACAGCGCTCGCCCAGGCGGCTCAGCGCATTGTGGATGGCAAGCCCTTCGAATAGGTCGCCACCGTTGGTGTTGAAAGCCACCACGACCGGCGACACGCCATCGTCGACCGCTTTCAAGTCCTGAATAAATTGGTTTGCGGTAATACCCCACCCGCCAATCTCGCCATAAACGTAGACTTCGATGGGAGTGGGCTCACCTCCATCAGCGCCCTCCTCCTTCACGGCTGCAGTGATCTTGTACCAATGCTGATCTTCGACTTTCGGCACCGAGGGCGCCTTGTTGAAGATGCGAAACGGCATCAACGGTTTCATGTCTTCCCCTTTTCGCCGGGTTCATCAGGATCATCCTCAATGACCGGCAGGCTTCTGTAGTTGAGGCCCAGGGCCTTGGCCCGAGCAATGTCGGCGGCGTTCTCTTCGTCCACCACCTCTGAGTCGGTCCCGTTGCGCAGACAAACTTCGCTGCGCGATGCGAACCCCGCAGCGATTTCCATACTGCGTGACTGGACGTCTTGAACCGGGTGGATATAGGCCCAACCCTGCGGCACCCAGCGGGTACGCTGATACTCACGCCGGCGCTGGGAGTAGTCCGGTAGCTCCAAAGCCCCGGCGAGCACGGCCATGTCCAACCAGGCTTTGCGTACTGGACGACAAAGCTGGTGGACATACACTTGGAACTGAAGCTGCTCAAGGCGCCGCCGAAACTCGTTCAGCACCACGCGGATCGCCCGGTCGTTCACGCCCTGCATGTCACCGGTCATCAGCTCGTAGGGAAGCCCCGACCCGGCGGCCGCCGCCATCAGCTGCTGCCTCATGAAGTCGGGGTAGTTGTTGCCGGCATCCGGGGGGGCCGAGAACTCCACCTGTTCCCCAGGGAGCAGCTCCTGCATCGTCCCGGGCTCCAGGCCTACCATAGGCGTGAAGGCATCCCGGTCGAACTTGACCGGCGCCCCTGTGACCATGTCGAGTTGAGGTGCCCCATCGGGGGCCGGCTTGCGGACGAAACCCGCGAACAGGTTGGCGACCTCCTGCCGGAACAGCACCGCATCGTCGAAGTTGTCCAGGCTGCGCAATCGCTTGAGGACCGGCGCCAAACGCGGCACTCCGCGCAGCTGTCCAGGCTCCAAAGGCTCGAAAACATGCAGCATCTGCTCTGCTGGAATCCGCACCAGCTGGTTGTAGCCCGCATTGAGCGATGACTTATCGCTGGGATGGTTGCGATGGCACCAGTACGCCACACGACGGCCAATACCGTTGAACTCGATGCCCGCCCTGACCACATTGCCAGAACGGGTCAGCTCGAACTTGTCATGGGGAATGAATTCTGGCGCCAGACACTGCAGCTGCAACGGTACCGCGTAGCCATCTTCCGGTCTGCGTGGACGCAGGCGAATGAAGCACTCACCTGACTGTTCGACGGTGCGCGCTACGAGTGCTTGCAAGCCGTAAAAGTCGGTGAGTTGATCGGCATCAGCTTCATCCACCCAGTCCTCCCACAGTTCCTGCATTGCCTTGCGCACCGCCTTGTCCAGCAATCGCGGGTGCGGTGTGATCCCAGTGCCGATCAGATTGCTGACGCGCTTATCAATGACGTTGGCGGCATAGGGATCATTGCGCACTGCACTGCGCGAGCGTGATCGCAGGTTCCTCAACGCGGGCATGATCAGGCTGTTTGCGCCGGTGTCCGGCGCGTCCCACCCTGATGAGCGCCGCCCCTCTGCAGCGCCTTCATAGCTGGCCTTGATACGCTCAGGCACCAAAATTCCCGAACGCCCAAGGGATAGGTATCGTCCGCTCAAAGCCCCTTACCCCCGTGATAAATGCGGATCACCCGGGACCGGGGCCCGGCAGCGGCAGTTAGCTCAGTGCGGATCAGGTCACGAGCCCGGATCAGCTCGTCAACCGTGCGGTACTCAACGGTGCGGTCGGTGTACCGGACGGTCTTTTCACCACGCGCAATCGCCCGCTCGACCGCGTCGAGGTGGGCCTTTGTATATGCCATGTCAGCGTCTCTTGAGATAGCCGCTGCTGGAGCTGCGGCGTTGCGTGGGTTGGGGTGCGGCTCGCGGAGCCGGCGGTGGTGGTGGGGGATCGTTGCGCTTGACTGGAACAGGCGCGGAACCCGGCGACTCGACTTCGTTATCCAGGTCGTCATCAGGCTCACTGGCCTGGGGCCGGGCTGGCTCCGGTTCGCCTTGCTCGAACAAGTTGGCCTGAGCGAGCGCCTGCCGCAGCCTGTCCCAGTCCTGCTCGCCGTAGCGGTGAAGGCCGAGAAAGTTGGCCATGGCCAAGTTGTACACCATCAGGTCGAGCGCTTCGTTGCGGTCGGCCTTGCCTTTTACCCACTCGATTCGCTTGTAGCCCTTTACGTAACGGGCAATCTTCCGCTCGGCCACACACTGCTTGAAGAATTCATCCGGCAGGTCTTTGGCGAAGTGCAGCGCACCAGGCCCCTTCTCAAAGCTGTAGCGGTTGTAGATCCAGTCCTTGGCCGTGTCGGTACCGACGATCCACAACTCCGCGCCGTTGCGTTCCGTTTGCCCCTTCCAGGTGACATCCACCTGGGACGGCCGCTGAGCGATCACAGGGCGCCCCGGCTTGCTCGCGCCCTTGAGCGCGAACACGTTGCGCCAGCGGCGTACGCGTGTGAACTGATACACCTCATGCGTGTGATGACCGCCGGAGTCGATGCCAGTGGCCAGGATCCCCAGGCTCACACCACAGGGGTGCCGGTACCGGACCTTTAGACGTTCATCCAGTAATTCCCAAGTACGCTCATCAGCCGGATCACCTGGGATAACCTGGTGATCAACCACCCAGCGCTCCATCCCGGCCCCCCAGGCCATTGTCATCAGTTCCAGGCGGTTGGCCTGTACGTCAACGGCGGCGGTCAATGCGAGTGCCCCAACTGGCAAGGTGCCTAGAACGTAGTCCTCTTGCAGCGCCCTCGCCTGCAGCACCTCAGCTTTGGTCTGCTCGACCGCGCTGTCCCAAACCTTCGCCAGACGGGTGTTGTAGAACACCTGCATGGGTTCAAGGTCACCCCGGTCCTGGGCGCGCTTGGCCTTCTCGAACTGCTTGGCCAGATCAGCCCATGAGGTCCAACCGAGCGGGGCATACAAAGCATTGAGGTGGAAACCAACCGTTTCCCCATCGCCCTGGGTGGTCGAGCGCCACTCACCCTTGGCGAGCATCTCGCCCTTGTAGTGTTCCTCGATCAGCACATCACAATCGCCAGATGAACACCTGTAGTGGACTGTCTGGAAATCGGCTGAATAAAGCAGGTTCTCCCACTCCAATACCTGCATGTGACCGCAGGTCGGGCACGGGACGTAGTAGTACCGCTGGTCACTCATCTCGAACAGGTCAGATATCCGCGATGCACCTTTGATAGTGGGCGAACTGGAGAAATAGAACTTGGCATTCCGGCCAAAGGTACTTCCCCGGGTTTCAGCCAGGTCAACTGGGTCCCCCTCTTCATCGACGTCGACGTCCCACCGGTCGATCTCGTCGCCGTAGATGAATCGTGCGGCCAGCTCTGCAAGGTTGGAGGCCGAGCCAGCCGTGGTGGCGTACAGCGTGCCGCCTTCGAACTCCTTGGTGTCCATGGTGTTACGTGCATCCCGTGAACGGGAGGTCGCTACTCGCGCTTTCAGCTCTGGCGTAGCGGCGATGGTCTTCCCGATCCGTGCTGATACCCGCTTGGCCAGGGCGAGGCTTGGCAGCAACGTCAGGATGTTCGAGGGAGACATATGGATCAGCGCCCCGATCCAGTTCAAGGCGATCTGAGTTTTCATCAGCTGCGAGGCGACCATGGTTATGACGCGCTTGCAGGGATGCGCTGGTGATAGGCAGCGCATAGGTTCACGGGCATACGGCGTCCGCGCCGTGCGGTATTTGCCGGGCTCGGCTGCACCAGTATCACGCGGGATGCGCATGTACTCGTCAGCCCATTCGTCCACCCACAATTCGGGGTCGGGCTTCAGCCCACGGCCATACGCTTCGCGGTACACCTTGGCACCGTCCGCGTATCCGGTGGGCATAGGCTCAGCTCTGTGTCATGGCTTGTTCAAGATCGGCGTCGCTCATCTTCGCCGCGTCTTCGAAGACTTGGCGAAAGGCGCCGTTGAGGTGCTTTTCGATTTCCCAAGAATCGTTCATCCCGGTCAGCTCTGCAGCAAGCTGGGGTGCAAGGCCGAACACCAGGTCGCGAAGTGTGCGACCAGCCGTAAAGGCTGCATCCTCCACAGACTTGCGCTCGACCAGGTTGCCTTGCACCTTGTTGAATTCGGCCTCCGCCAGTTGGGCGAGATAGAACTCGCGGTGTGCCCTCGCCTTCTGGAAATCCAACCCCTTGCCTGGTTGCTGAACCGCTGGCTGCACCGCAGGAGTGTCACTGACCGGCAGGAGTTGGCTGCGGACATCTCGGTCAATTCGGTTTTCCTCATGCCGGGCCGTGACGGCCGCTTTGCTGGGGTCAGCCGACTCGGCTAGCAGCGCCTCTGTCGCCTCGACATCAACTTTGCCACCTTCGGTGAGCACCAGCCGATCCTGGCTGGCCAGCTTGGAAACATAGGATTTTGACCATCCGCGCCTGGCGGCGAATTCCGATTTCGTCAGGTATGTCATTGCAAAATGTCCAGTTCACCCAATGAATCCAAGGGGTTAACCAGTTCACCGCAGTTCACTAAGCTGGTGAACCTCCCGCTAACGAAGAACCGCGGGTTCCCAGTCCCGTACCCCGGCCAGGTTGCCAGGGTCCCCGGCACCACCGGGGCTGCCGGTCGTCTCACTGCCCCGGCTCTCCGGCCTGTGGCGGCGCCTGCTCGATGCCCAACCGCTTGGCGGCCCAGCGCTCATACAGATTGATCGCCACATCGGCGCCGGCCATCGCGGTCAGGCAACCGACCGCTGCCGCCGCCCACACCGAAACACCGAGGGCGTACAGCAGCATGTTGGTCGACAGCCCGCAGGTGACGCAGGCACCAGACCGCAGTGCCAACCGGCGAACCAGCCCCCACCCGCGAGCGCCCGCCTTGTCGGCCCGCCACATTTCTCCCGAAACACCGCCGACTAGGGACAGCACAATCACCATCCAGATCGGCAGTTCGGCTAACGCTTGTTGCTCGCTGTTCATTCAAGCCTCGTTGGCAAAGCAAAGTGCCGGAAAAAGAAAACCCCGCCAGTGGGCAGGGTTCTCGATGCACCGATAGGTCGGGGCCGGTTGCACAACACAGTGCTTATGGGGGAAAGCGCCTAAGCGCACTTTTGATATCGTGAGGACTTTTTACAGGTCACCGGAAAAACCGAAAAGAGCCTATTTTCGGTACGTCGCAATGTGGTGACTATCTGTCATTCATGTTGCATGCAAGTCGCATCCCCACCCGACGAACGGTCTGTTGTCGGACGCGGCCTGCGCGGGCGGCAAGTACAGAGAAGACCTGTAGATGCAGCGCCTTCACCCAGTTCCGATAGGTACGGTCGGCGTGCTCGCCAAGCCCGACCTCCCGCATCTGCGCCCTGATGGTGGCCAGCTCCATGTACCTCAGCTCGGCCAGCTTGGCCAGCGTTGCTCCACGTTCGTCACGGCGGGCTAATTCAGCCACCGCCGCATCGACTTCGGCAGCGGCATGGTCCAGGCCTGCGCCTGATACCAGTATTCGTGCACCAGAGGCACCGGTGCGTGGCGCCGATCCCTTCCATTCCATGATCGTACCCATTTGGCTGCCGATGCTTGCTCCAAGCCCAAGCTGCCTGCGCTGCTCTCCCCAGTGATGCATCAGACCGGCCACCAAGTGCAGGCGCTCGGTTTGATCAATCAATTCGGCCATTTCCTTGATGTGCTGGGCCAACTGCATTTCGCGCTGAAGGCCTTTACGGGCGTCCATGTTCATCGTTTTACCTCCAAATTCAGCACCCAACACACATTTGGCCAACCCAACACAGACCCAACACACAATAAACTCAATAAATTCAAAGGGTTAGAGTTACCTTTGTTGAGTGTGTTGGGTGTGTTGATTTTTTCAGGGCTCGCATGGAGATTTTTTCCCTCCATGATTTCGGTGCTTGCTAAAGATCGTATGCGCGCACGCGTGCGCGAACCCAACACACCCAACACAGACTGACCGCAAGCCACGAATTCCGGGGGCTGCATGTGTGTTGGCTTGATTAAACCAACCCAACACCGACCCAACACACCCAACACACTTGCTGACGCACTCATGCAGCCACCCTTTTTATGTGGTCCCAGGCTTCCACCGTCCAGCCTGCGAGCTTCGCTCGCTCACGCCATTCGCGAACATTCTTCCCCAGCACGGCCGCATTCATGGATGGGGGTAGGGAAGGATCACCATCGGTGGGCATGAAGAACGCTGCAAATCGGCGGGTTACGCACTCTGTGGAGCAGTCAGACCAGGGTATAGCCCTCGTCTTCTCCACCTTCGCGCTCAACATCAGCGAGAACTTGGTTTGACTCATGGCATGCTCTTTGTTGTGAGCACACCACTCGATGAACATGGCGTACACATCTGACGTCAGGCAGCAGCCCCAAAGGCCGTAGCCAAGCTCTCCATTGCGCCAGAGGTGGTAGAAGGTCTGCCAGGCCGTGCGGCTCAGCTCAACGAGGCGCTGACGAGCCTCTGTCTTCGGCGGGCGTGTACGTTGATTGAAGTCCTCGAGGTCGACGTCTAGAAGCCATCCATACAAAGCAGCCACGCCACCGTTAGCCAGCTCTGTGGAAATCGCCTTCTGCCTTTCAGGGGGCAACGTCTCCAAGGGCCACATCACCAGCATCCGGCGGTCGTCTTCGCTGATCGGCCACGGCATGATCTCATTGCTCAGGAATGCAGAGTTCATGTGGTTGGACTCTTCCCAGCCGTTGATAAACTTGGACTCCATGCGCACCGTCTTGCCGGTGATCATGTGCTTGATCTTACCGACCTGGTTGTATCGCTGATCCCGACTCACAACCTCTTCGAATACCGCCCATAGCTTGCCGCTCTGCCAAGCGTTGAAGTTGCCCTCCAACTGCGCCTGCCCTACCGTGGCGCTGTATCTGCCATACAGCTCGCCCATGATGTCTGCGAACAGTAAGCTCTTACCCGAGCCCTCCATGGTTGAATGAAAGAGGATCGCGGTGTCCATCTTCGCACCCATGTGCTGGAGCGGGTAGGCGAGCCACTTGATCAGCCAATTCAGGGCTTCCTCGTCATTGTTACAGAGGAACGCGATCAGCCAGCGCAGGTTCTCGCAGGCAGCGTCATCGCGCACCGGCGTAAGCGGCAGGCCCTCGAAAGTGTTGATGTAGATCGCAGGATCTTTTGTCATCGTCGGGTCGAACACGATATGGTCAACGTCCACCACCCGACGGTCCGGGCTGTTCAGCCAGAGCTGATAGGCATCACCCAAGGCCATCTTGACGCTACCCTCGGGCAGGCGCCGCTTCTTCTCACGGTCCCAGGCCTCTTTCGTACCGTCGATATAGATGTACCGGTCCAGCGGCTCCAGTTTCAGCGCACCGCCCTTCTTGCTGGACATCTTCCGAGCGTGTTCAAGCTCCGTCACCTGCTCAGAACCGATCAGCTTCTTGTCAGTGCGCTCTACCCACTCCTTAGCCAGCGGCTTCCCAACCAGGGCTTCGAACCCTGCCCGCTTCATCGCCCTGCCCTTATCCAAATCCCACACGCTGGTGGTTCCTTCCACCAAGGCGAACCGGCGCATCGCACCATCGATATCCAGGGTGTCACCCCCGTTCCCCCCCTTGGCCGAGGAGCCGGCCGGGCTGGGGGCTTCTTCATCCGATGGGGCGTGGGGAAGTTGCTCGGCATCACTGTCTTCATGCGGTGGCTGCTCGGCCTGCTCGATCACAGATGGGGCGCGGGGAAGTTCGCCTAATGGTGGAGGCGCCGGCGGCCGAGACTTCGCATCTATGCCGAGGATTTGAGCCGCTGCCCTAGTCGCCGCCCTTTGATCACCGTCGTGCATAAGGATGCAGAAGACATCGAACGCATCATTCTTGTGTCCGTTAGCCAACGGATCCGATGTGTGATGCGAATAGAGTTTGCCGTCCGTGATCGTCACCCCTGGCTGGCCTGAACTGCTGTGCGGGCTCAGCCACTTGCCATCAATACGCTTGTAGCCATGAGCTTCGATCATGGTTGCAATGTCGTGGACCCGATTGAACTCAGGAATCACCTCTGGAAGCCGGTCACCTGACCTAGCTGTTGGGGATGTTGGCCTGGCACTAGGCCGAGAAACCGATGGAGGCTTTGGCGCCTTCGGCTTCCACGGACATACGTTTTCTCCCTGGACCTTGAAGGCATCCCAGTCCTGCCAGATCTCCAACAGATCGGTCGGCAATTCAGGCAGCCCTTCTGCAGCCGGCGGGGTCTTCCACGTGTAAGGCTTACCAGTACCTGGGTGTATGGATGGCGGCAAGACGTCCTGCACCAAACCGCCACGCAACTCGAACACGGTCACCTTCTTGAATGGTTCAGCCGCCATGCGGAACGCTGCTTCGCGGGCCGCGTCACCGCTCTCCATGGCAGCCTTTACTTGCGCTATCAACCCTTTGTAGATGGTGCCATCAGGGTCATTCCTGTTCGGCCACACCAGTGCGTGGCGGCTTAATTCCACGCCTTCAGGCACACGAAACATCACGCGGAAGCGTTCAGGATTTCCGACAGAGGTGGGATATTCCTCGGCTAGGGCGTCAACATTGAGACCCAATGTTTGCTGAAGGACCAGCCGCGTTAGTTCGACGTCGTCAACATCGAGCGAACAGACACGACTCGGCCCAAGCACAACACCGAGGTTATGGCTCGGGTTCGCGCTCCAGAACGCCTCTGCCTTCGACGGGTCGGTGAAGTACCCGCCAGGCTTGTTCCAACCAGTGCCCTTTGGTCCTTTCTCACCTGGCTCAATCGGAACGAGTGCGAGATCGAAGGTTTCAATGTAACGCCGCGCCCAATCAGCGGTTGCACGTGTTGGGCGCTCGCTCATCTCCGGCGCTCCCGCAGGCTCTGGCAGTCGATGCAGGTTTCGCATCCTGCAACCGATTGCTGGCGGGCCAGAGGTATCGCTTCATCACAGTCCTCACAGAACTGTGCGCTTGGCTTGTCGGGAAGCCGAGCAAGACGCCGCAATGACAGCTGCAGGAAGTACTCGGCGTGGTCGTTTGCAAAATCAACGGCGTCAGCCATGGGCTTCGTCCTCCATGGCTTGGCGGGCACCGGCCATGATGGCCAGGACTTGGCGGATCACATCCATCCCCCGGTGCTCAAGGTCGAGCACCTCGGTTTCCGTCCAGACGTTGTCAGCAGCTCCGTCGTGCAGGCTACCGACGAATTCACCGGATTCTTCCAGCAGCTTGGCAACGGCATGAAGCGCCGCATTCGTCGCGGGTACTGGCTCAGGCTGATACCAGACCACCCCGGCCGGCCGAACAAGGGCATCAAGCAGACGAGGGTCTGCGGTCCAGCGAACAATCTCCTCGATCTCGTCCGGGCTGGGCCAACGCCGCTCTTCAGTGGGATGGAGTTTCTTCTGCAGGGTGTCCACATCCATGACCATGTCGAAGGCCAATTTTGTGATACCACCGTGATAGTCACGACCGGCGCGATAGAGCGCCTGACGCAATGCGAGAACCGGACCAGCGTCCGGCAAAAGATCGATGCGACTCATAACCGTAAATCCTCGGTTTACGGTGTAGCCACAAGAAGGGGTAACCCCTATCCTACAGCCACGACCGTTTTGCTTTGCGTAAATCCGCGCTGTGCTGTGCGTGTATTGCATGCGGTAACAGTCGTCCGGTCGCACTTGTGAGAGAGGCTGCCGGACGATGGGAGTGACGATGCGTAGCACTGTCATAGCTGGGCCGGGAGGTGAGAGTCCTGGCTCAGCGGTCCTACTTTTTTTCCTGCCTCAAGTACCCCCAATCAATGTCTGGACGGAGCGACTCGCATCGAATCTCCCCGCCTGTTTCCCGATCCAGGCTGACAGCCAAGCCCGCACTCGCCCGACGGTTCCCGTAGGCCACCTGCTTGAGCTGACCTACTGAAGTTCCGCAGTGCTGTGCGAGGGCATCCAGCCCCTCCTTGTTCATGGTCTTTAGGTACTCGCTGAGCGTCATAGGGCCTCCATTGGCAGGCAGATTAGCAATTGCTAATTTTCTAAGCAATAGCAGATCGTAATTTACTGTTTGCTAACGGAAAGCAATCATCACGGCATGGACATAAATGAAAGGCGTATCGCCTCACTCCGTACGATCATGGGCAAGCTGAGCCAGAAGGAATTCGCTGAGGCTCACGACCTAGACGCGTCGTACCTTTCGCAGCTACTCAACGGCCACCGGAAGCTGGGCGAGAAAGCTGCGCGAAATCTGGAAGTCAAAATAGGACTTGCGGCAGGGATGCTGACATCTCCTCCTGCGGAGGAGCCCTCCAACGCAGCCCCTACGAACGTCGTTCGCCTGCCCACCAGGGCCACAAAGGACAAGAACTTCGTGTTGATTCCGTACCTCGATATCGCGGGATCAATGGGCCATGGCAAGGTAGCCCCAGAAATGCACATTGAAGTCATCCGCGACATGACGGTCCATCTCGATTGGCTGAGGATGCAGGGCCTCACCTTCTCAAAGGTTGAAAACCTAGCCATCATCACCGGCGATGGCGACAGCATGTCGGGTACATTCGCTGACGGCGACGCCCTTCTGGTGGATCGTGGAATTTCCGAAGTTCGAACCGACGCTATCTATGTGTTCACCTTGGAAGGTGATCTCTATATCAAGCGTCTGCAGCGCCTAACCGGTGGCCAGCTACGGATGATCTCCGACAACCCGATCTACCCCCCCATCACCATTGATGAGTCGATGATCGAGCGGATGCACATCCAAGCCCGCGTTCTGCTGGCCTGGAACGCCAAGAAGCTCTAACCGTTCAACGTTGCCTCACACCGGGGATATGCCGGGGAGTAACGACGCCCTGCTAATTTAGCATCTGCTATTGATATAAAAATTAGCTTTTGCTAATTTCTATCTGTGCCCACTCTCACACCTAGGACACAGACAAATGAAAACAGCACAGCGAAGCGGACCGGCAGCGGTCCTGATTCATCCAACAGCTTGCATTAGCCCTGCGAGAATCCAGGCGTTCCAGCGCAGCACTGGCTTGCAACTGATCGTCGCTCTGAACGGGAAAACTCAGGCTATCCCCGCCGATGGGGGTGCAGCATGACCGACTTCCAGATTCCTCTGCGTCAGATCATGTTGTTGCAGCGTACCCTGGATCACGGAGGCACGGCGACGTGCAGACTGCAGCGTCCTGAAGTCACTGTCGATGCCCACATCGAGATTGAAAACGACAACACACACCATTGCATCAAAGTATCCGTGGGCCCGCTCAGCAGCAGCCTCACCCTGCCCCGTGCGCTGTCCACCAAGTGTCAATCCTTGCGGGATTTCGTGCAGGACCTTGCGAATGGACGGACTGACACCGGCGCCCAATCGGAACAAGCGCTGGCACTGATGGAGGCGCAGGCCTGCGTCGAAGAGGTGCTGCAGTCGGGTCAAACCGCCTACGTCATCGCCACCGTCAACCGCCAACTTCCCCTTGGCGCAGTCGTAACCAACGACCAGGGCGACGTCTGCGTTGCTGTCACTGGCTCCAGCAAAGAGCAACTCGCAGCAGCCGTGCACGCCAAGCTTCAGCCCGGCCCTGACGACTTCGGGAAATGCGCATGAGCACCTTGGAGCAACTACGCGCCGAGTTCTCCACCCCCTGCCCGACGCTGTCCGCTGTGAGGGAGCGCTACTTCTCCCACATCGGGTCAGACAGGCGCTTCAAAGAACTCATCAATAAAGGGCGGATTGGTCTTCGCGTAAGCAAGATTGACTGCTCTAGGAAAGCCTCATACGTGGTTTATCTGCACAACCTGGCCGAGTACCTCGACCGTCAGGCAGACCGCGATAAGCAATCCGCCTGAACCAGGCGGCCCCGGCCAGCAGGGGCATTCCGCCCGCCACTGACTCTCACCTTGCCCGGTGGCGGGCTATCTCGGAGCACAGCGCATGCAACCGCACCAGCAAGTACTCGCTTTGGGGATCGTATGGCTAGTCAGCCTGATTGCCCTCACCTTTATCATTCCGAAGGTACGACATCGTGCCTTCCTCCACGGCGTCGACGCGGGTAAACAGCAGCAAAGAGCTGATCTGAAGCTGCAGATCAAAGGTTTGCAGGCAGATCTGGACGAGGCACGCATTCAGGCTGAGGCAGTACAACGCAAGCACCATCTGACAGTGGCTAACCTCAAAGCCGGCATTGCTGAGCTTGAAGCCCGCATCATGTCGTACACCGGCCTAGCCGTGACCAAGAAGGACTACGAGAGGCTTGTTAGCGCCTCGTCTACGATGCGACTAGCCCAACGTACGTTCAAAGCATTGAGGATCGAGTCGGAAGCCATCAAGTCAGGGGCACAGGCAGAGTTGATTGACGAATTGGCCAAGCGGATTCACGAACAACTTCGCGTCAACCTTGGTAGCGCCGCTACCTCAGGAGCTGCCGCATGACTGCTACCACCCGACGCAGCTGCATCGTCCACGGTCCAGCGGGATGCGGCAAATCCACCCATGCCTATGTAATCGCCAAAGCGCTTGGCTTGAGTCGAATCCACGACAATTGGACTGGGGGCGCCCCCGTGCCGCTGTTGGATACTTTGATCCTGACAGACGCGGACAATCCCTCCTGGTACTTCAACGGCCGGGTGCTGACTTTCAATCAGGCTATGCAGCTGGTCGAGCATGAGAAATCTAATGAACTGCCTGCGCCCGATGTAGACCAGCGAGCCGCCGCTTGGCTCGGCCAGGCCGGGCTGTACCGCACTCGGTTTGACGCCGTGCGAAACTTCGAGCAATCCGTTACCCCAGTTACCACCGCCGAGTTATTCAATCTTGCCAGCAAGCAGGTGCTAATCCAACTCCATGGAGATCGCCAACCCCCTCGCCCCAGCGCCGGAAAATCTAACTCGCAGGAAAAGGAGGGCTTCGCATGAACACAGCCTTTGTTTTGATGGCGCAGTATAACGGCACGGCGATTATCTCGCTTGAGCAGGTATGCAGGGACTACTTTACTCACCTCACCCCTGACATGTTTCAACGGAAAGTTCTTGCCGGACAGATCAAGCTTCCCATTACTAGGCTCGAGACAAGCCAGAAGACCGCGCGAGGCATTCATATTGCCGATCTGGCGCAATACCTAGATCAGCAGCGGGAGGCTGGCCGTAAGGAATGTGCGCAATTGAACAAGACGCTTCGAGCCGGCTAACTGGGTGATTGCACGTCGCCTGGCCAGTGTCCGTGCCCGTCGGCATCGTTGATGGTCAACCCGGACCGGCCTTTGGCGAGGGCTGCTAACGACCTAAAGCAGCCCTTAACCACGGGCTGCAATGGACCAGCATCAGTCAAATAGCGATTACTAAATGCCCCGCTACGCCCTAAGCAAAACGCAGCTACTTCACTTCAGCGCTACAAACTTCCTCATATAACTCTCCGTACGTTAGAACGCAATACTCATCAACATAGAACTTGACTATGGACGGATATCTAGTAACCATCATTGGCACGACTGTAATGTGAGGAATGTCCGCTGCACCTATGCACAACTCCTTACAATTACTTAGATCTGAAAGACTTTCCTTCACCCATTTAATTTTCAACAAAAATTTGGCGTGATATTTTTTTTGAGAAAAATGATCTTTGTATTGCTGAAACTGGCCCCGAGAGTCTGTAGCCGGAGCTGATGCCTTACACTCGACCACAAACAAGGTGCGCGTATGGCACTCGTACGCAAGTATATCAATCTCGCCGCATGGCAAAAGCCTAGAGACGCCATTGCTATCTGGCCATTTCTTAATTCCCTTGGTGCCCTTGCACCCACCCGCCTTGAATATCCCGAGAACAATGTTCTCAAATATATTTCGCCGATGGTACTGCTCAATATCTTCAAGCTCACGATTAAACAATGGACCAACTTTTAAATCAGGGCGCTGCCCGACCGAGGCCCGATGTTTAAATATATCACTCCACTCGCCGACCATGAATATATTAATTATCGCATGCCACGACGCTTTTTTTACGTGCGACATATTTACAGATGACTTTGGATAGATAGAAGATAAAAACTTCACTTGCTCTAACCGCACACCTGCAAAATTTATCATTCTAACAGGGTCTTTTTTATCTAGAAAATTACCACCTTGATCACTAAACAGGGACGAAGACATAAGCATGAAATTAAGTATTTTACATACTGTAGATTTAGGAATATTGCTTTCATCTGAAACCCAATCCACAAGATATTCACCCGGAATAATTAGTACGACTCCAGACGAGAGAACCTCATGAAGCAAGGTATCTATGACTGCTTCAACTTGTTCAGATGTAAATCCTTTTGCAGCCAGCAATGCGCTGCTGAATTTATCTTTTAAAAATACCTCATCTTCGATTTTTCGCTCTAAATTAAGAACCTCCCAGTACTCATGATCGATTCTACGCATGTAGTCAGAGCGTGCAACCACAACCGCTTTAGACTCATCCGACAATATCGGATCCAATATCCCTAATGGAGAAGACAGGTCAAATTCAACATCCCCATATACATCAGGAAAAAAGTGAATAAGGTTAGACCACTCAGCCGCCATGGTCATAACTGCCAAGATGGTAAATACTTTTTTAACGTCTTCAAGGCTAGGCTGTCTACGCTGAAGGCTATCTCCAGGTCCGCCTGATAGTATATGCTCAATAACGAACCGCCATCCGAACCGGCCCACCGGTGCCAATTCCACTGGGCTCGTAAATTCCTGAAATGGTAAGCCTCTATATACTCCAGTCCACATAAATATTTGCTTGTAGGCTTCGAGCACCCAACTATCAGGGTTTCCTTTTTTCAAGCTAGCATGAAGCTTTGCCTGCGCGATTTCGAACGCACTATCCACCAGTGATTTTGCGTCCTGAACAGAACCATTGTTCGGAATGTGCTCTTGTTTGAGCTCCCTTAAAATATTCGACAGAGTTTCAAGGTGCAGGTCCGCAACCGGCTCATCTACAGGTGTTCGTTGCTCGTTGAAATCCATACTCAACCCCACTATGACTAGAATCGACGTCTGTCCTGTCCTATCCGTGCCAGCTGGTGTACCACACCCAGACTTTAATGCCTGACTGCATTGGCTCGAAAGCAGCCAGTCGCGGCTGACCGCAATCACAACAAAGCGGATGCCTACCACGGGTAGGCGCTGATAAAGGTAGCATCGTTACCCACCCCCTACTCAGCTCGGGCGCCAAGTTTAACCGGTGCCAGAATGATCTGATGCAGCCACTTCCAGCCTTTGTACACATCCCCTCGACCACGCAAATGGGTATACCGCCGCAGTGAGTTCCAATCGCGGTGCCCGGATACACTCGAAACCCTCGGTATATCCCAGTCCATTTCAAACAGTCGACTCACCCCTTCGTGACGCAAGTCATGGAAGTGCAAATCCTCGACCCCTTTAATCTTGCATGCTTTGGACCAGGCAGTACCGATTGAATCAGTGTTGTATGGGAAGATCTCACGACACTCTCGTGGCATGCTCTGCACAATGATCCACGCCTCATCCGGCAAGTAACACCAGACATCGTTGCCTATCTTCTGACCCGGGTTCTTCATATCCCGTACCTTCACAGCTTGCCGGTGCTCATCCAGGTCTTCCCAGCGTATACGGGTAATCTCGTCCATTCGGCGGGTCGAAAAAATCGCGAACGCCACCACCTTGGGCATGTGAATGACGCTTGGACGCCGCTGTAGCATCTCGAAGAAGTGCTCGAGCACCTTATCGATCTCATCCAGAGTAGGGCGGCGATCCCGCTCTCGGCTCTTCAGGTTGTAGCCGAACTTCTTCAGCACCAAGCGGGCATCCGGCATTGCTTGCGCATCAATTTCATACCCCCACGCCGCCCTGGCCAAGGACAGCACCGACCCCAGGTGCGCCATGTCATTGCCCGCCGTCTGCGGTTTGATGCCTCCTCCTTCAGGACTCATGCGCCAAAGCGCGTAATCCACCAGCACCTGCTGAGTGAGGTCGGAATCCACCTTCTCACCCAGGTAGCTGTTCTTGATGGCATTCAACGTACGCCGCTTCGTCTCACCCAGCGGCCGGGCTTTCTCGGCCTCGACTAGGTAGCGGTCGATCATCTGCTTAACCGTGTGTCCTACTCGGCTCGCCCGCTCGATTGCACCTGGCTCCGCCAACTCAGTTTCTCGTCGCTTCGCCCAGGCCACTGCAGCTTGTTTGCGGGCGAACGTCTGGCTCTCTTGGTAGACTGTCACCTTGTCGCGGTTGATGCGGATCTGAGCTGTATAGCTGATGGTGCCGTCGGCCTTCTTGCGGGGTCTGATGGTTGCCAT